ATGAATAGGATCTAATATCAAAGTCGACGGAGTTAAACTGGATTCAATGGACATATTATTTTAATGCGATACCTGTTGTACCTTGAATATATTGATCTGCGGCATCTTGTTTACTAGCGCTGATTGCCATGACATGTGTCTTGCTTAGTGTAATAAACTCATCACTACCCAGAATCATCCAAGGCATCATTCCCAGTCCTTGTGCGTTCATGGTCAATGCCAATGGGCGATTGATTTTGATAGTGGTGTCAGTTTCTTCTTCAAACCGTGCAATGATTTCATCACTGTTGATCAGTTTCAAACTAACAACATCGCCCGATTTATAACCTTTATTAATTAGTAACATAGTTTCCTTCTTTATCTATTTCTTGCCAACTATAATCGCCTAGGTATTTAACCCTTGCAAAATATTCATAATCTACTGGTGGACCTGATGACCATTCATCGGGCCCTTGTAGACATAGTCTTGTAAATTTATGCCTAGTATCATAGACCAGCCAATAGTTTTGACCATGCGAAACTTGAAAGTCATATTTTGCTGCGTGTACAGCATCAGTTATTTCCAGTCTACGTTTGATTTGATTGGCTTGACGCTGCAATACTTCAACCATTTCCATTATTCTATCATATTCCTGTTGAGCATGTAGACGTGCTACATTCAGCATTACATCTTTTTGCTTTTCAACAGGAACTAGATCAAATTTAGGACCGCCCGCTTCTGTAGCATAAGGAGTAACATTCCTATTAAAAAACGGAACAATTAATCCTCCTACTTCTACATCATAGCTAGACCTGCCTTTGGCAGAATTAGTGTTCTGTGTCATCCTTTGTTGGCATTGTGCACAATGCTTCTAAAGTTTTATAATGTTCGTAGGCCTTTTGTAATGCCTCAAAGTGTTCAAGTTTTTCTGGATCAGGAACCAATATGGCCAACCGACTTTCAATGGTCTCTAGCATATCTCCTAGACTGCGACCCCTCCACTTGATATCGCCTTCGAAGTTTGCATCACCGCTGACTTCCAGGGAACTCTTGGGATTAAAGCCAGCTGAAGATATTGTATATGGACCAGAATTTCCATAATTTGACCAAGAAGCTCCGTTAGCACCAGCACTGGTTAATATTGATCCAGAACTTCCTGTTGCACCTGTACTTATAGTAATGTTGCCGCTAGGCATATTCCATAGACTAGATAAACTAGACAAATCCAAAGTAGTCAATGCCGGGAGTTCTTGACTTTCAAGTCCCGGAAACTCTTCAATCTCTTGGGCAATAATGCCAATTGATGGTTTATCATCAAACTCAACTTCAAAAGAATTTACCTTTTCTAAGGCTTCTTTGAGTTTATCAAGTTCTTCTTTAGTCGCCATATCCGCCAGCCGTTTCCTCAATGTATTTTTTGAGTTCGGTAAAGCCGCCAACTAGTTGGTCATTAATAAAAATCTGTGGAACAGTACGTGCTGTTGGTACTGCTTCTAATAGTTCTTCTTTAGTATAGCCGTCACCGATTTTCTTTTCCTCGTAGGGAATACCACGTTGCTTTAATAATGCCTTTGCCTGATCGCAAAAGGTACAGTTATACTTACTCCAAACAATAGCCTTTGTCATAATGTTATCTCCTTTTTAGTTATTAAGTTTAACAGTTTTTCTTTGTATTCGCAATTTGTTAATAGTTTTTTAAATGCTTGTTCATTGGCATCTAACTTATCTCTATATTTTTTTACTAAAAACGCATGTACTGCATTATTTGTTTTTAGTTCTTCTTTTAATGTTTTTAAATAGTTTATTGATCGTTGTACACTACGCATTAAAGGAAACTCTGATTTAAACATAGTAAGACGTCCTAAATTATCATAATCAAAATCGTCATCTTCTGTATCATAAAACTCGCTATTTAAAAACCAAAATCCTTTTTCGTGTAACCATTCAATACCTTTACTTATTCCCATGTATATGAAAAATATATCAGCACTTTGAAACGCTATACTTTTAACAGTTTTTTCTGAGAATAAAAATCGTTCAGTAACTACAGCACCAGTTTCAAACACTATATTTGCAACAGATGAGTTATAATCAGTGTAGGAAGATATATGCATCTGTTGCCACGACCATCTATCTAGTAGTTGGCCACTTATGCTAGAAGTATATGGAGTTTCTGTTTTAAAAATATGAATATCTTCGGGGTCAACTTTTGAACGAAAATACTCTATTGTTTTTTTTCTAAAAGGTTTATAGTTATCAAATCTATTGTACACTCCCACAAGGTGTTGTTTTTCTTTATTAGGATAATAGTTCAAATAATAAAACCCAAACGCATGATAATGCAAATAAAGATTAATTGAATAATCTACAATACATCTAGGATTTTCAGATTGATTTATTCCATGTGGATAAATGAAAATTGTATTGGATCTTTCTAACAGGCTTTTTATATACTGCATATTAGTAGGATGCTCTGCTTCGTCATCTTGCCTGGAAAATATAAAATAATCTATATCATTTTCATATTTTTGAATAATATGAAAGGCATCAGATGACACAGGCATTACCATGAGTTTTATATCACAATAGTTTATGTCGTCTAAATTTTTACTAAAGTGATAACAATGTCCACCTTCCTTAATTTTAAACTTGTTAGGATGGTATATTTTACTGGACGTGACAAACGCATCCAGCATCTCAATCTCCCCATTGGTTAGGGGATACAAGAAAGGCGTTAATATATCATCTCTAACAGACGGGCTGGTAACAACACCGATATTCATTACAATCCCTATTATAGATCGGGCAACTCGTCGTAACTAACATTATCGCTCATTACTCCGATAACATAGTTAGTAGATTCATTTTCTTGCAATGCTGTTTGCTTTTTATTGATGTTAACGTGTTTATTAAACCAAGGAACAGGATTACTCTTAGGATGATCTTCTAAATATTTAATTCCTATTTCCTTCAGTCGTGTAAATGCTGTATAATCCACAAAGTCTTTTAGAATAGTAGCATTAAGACCGATCACAGGACCTTTTTTGAACAAGTAGTCAGCCCATGCTTTTTCTTCTGCAATAACTTCTAAGTACATGGCGTAGACTTCTTCGGCACATTCTTTTTCCAGTTCTGCAAAGTCTGCATCTTCTTTGACTGTTTGATTAATAATCCAAGCAGTCCACTCTGCGTGTAATAATTCGTCTTGTAAAATCAAACTAATAATGTTACCATTGCCAATGTAGATTTTATTTTCCACCATGGCTAAACTAGTAGCAAAAGAGACCATGAATCTCAGTGCTTCGAGTGCGTAACTGGCCTGCAAAGCCAACCAGATAGCACGTTTATGTTCCATTGTTGAAATTTCTTCACCCAATTCTTTGCGGCAGTTGAGTTCGTGTAACGCTTCGTAGTATCTACCGATATTAGCAGCCATGCCCACAATTTCTTGTGTATCATGGATTTTATTGAATTCTTCTTTGGGTACACCATAAACATTCCTAATAATGTGACTGTAGCTCTTTGAATGAATATTTGTTTCAAAAAAGCTCCAGTTGCTGATCAATGCTTCTAGCTCAGGGATAGATACCACTGGGCCAAAAACTTGATTCGGTGCACGACCTTGAATACTGTCCAAGGCTGTTTGTCTTAGAAGATTGCTAGTAAAGATATGTTTAACAGCATCACTAGCATCCTTATGATCCATTTTGTCTTTGGTAAGACTGATTTCTTCAGGAACCCAAAAGAATCCCCGTGCTAGTTCTTCAAACTTAGCAATCTTAGGATGACGGAATTCCTCAAATCTCTGTACTGTAACAGCACCATCTAAAAACATTCGTCGTTTTAAGTAGTTAGGTGCTACTGATAAATTATATTGTTCTTTACTCATTTTTAACTGCTCCAAACGTATCCTCTATCTTCAGAGAGATAGTAGTGTTCATATGTATATTGGTGTTCGATTCGAGAAGGTGCCGGTAACATTTCCCCTGTGGTAATCAAAGAATAAATTGAATCAGCAACTATTTTAGCCGTTTCTTCAGTTAAGTGATTAGCCATAGTATCTGGACTTTCTCTTAGTTTGGTCTTACCGTCATAACTCCAAGGCTCGACCATTCCCAGACTCTTTGTTTGTATATGATGATATTGAGATAAATGTCGCTTAAACTGTTTACGTCTTTTTTCATCGCTATACATAAAATCTTTTTCTTTTAAATCACCCGATGAAATAAAAACAACTTTAGGATCTAGTGATTCAACATGTTTTAAAATCAACTCCCATGTTAGAATCATATATTCATCGTCTGCTACAATAAACCAACCTCTTAGATATTCTAAAGTTTCAATAGCAGTATTGGTTAGTATGTCTTTATTCATTCTAATCATTTCTTCTACATTGTGTATGCTGTTTGGACGAAACATTTTTGTAGTCCCATCCTTATGCATCAATGGTAGTTCTCTTGAATAGTTTTCCCAATGTGTGACTACAAAAACATTAAGGTCAAAGTTTTTGTAATTCTTTAAAAACTGTTGATAAGAATATAATAAAGAACTACCACCCTTGGCAAAAGATTGCGAATAGTCAGCGTTCATTTTTCTTGCCAAAACTTTTGTCCAAGAAATATCGTGGCCGCTTTCGGCAAAACTATTTCCGTAATATGCTATTCTCATAATTTAATCCATTCGTTATCTTCTACAGGAATCCATCCGTTCCTAAAATACTTCACCATATTCATATAAGGACCGATAACTTTTGAATCATTAGTATAACATTTATTGTTCACTAATGTATATAACTTACAATAAGATGGCTTGCTATTTTCTGTCCATACTTGATAAATCGTACCTGCTTGTTTCCAAACAGATTTAGAGTAATCTGTTGCTCTGGGATGATTCCATGGCTTAACACCTGCACACGGGTTGTTACTTTTCATTCTTTCAGAAATTTGTTTTATAGTATCTTCTGAAAAAATTACATTAGTTTTATATCCTGTAACGCCTTTATTCCATGGACCGTTTAATTTTGAAGGATTATTTGGTCCCTGCATATATTCAGAATACTGCCGTTTCAACCACCCATATACTTTGTTGTTGCGTTGCTGATCTTTGTTTGCTGATACCATAAACATAGCGGCTTTGACTAGACGTATATTGTTAGGATGTATTTTAACTAATAGAAGATGACACAAATAATGTTCTTCTGGTGTTAGCGATACTAAGTTAGTTACGTCATCTGTTCCTCCAAGGCATCTCGGAACAATATGATGCTTTTCACTATATCCTTCTAATATTCTATGCTGTCCTCTCCTTACTATATTATCATATATCTTTTGGTAATTCATATAAGTTTTCTGCAAAACTATTTATCATAGTTTGCAGAAAACTTATAGTTTACAACTTGCAGGCTTCGCAAGAATCATCTTCCAGTTCAGCATATACTGTAACAGGTTCAGCTGGCACTAATCTATCACTTTGAGTATTTAAAGAAGTCTTTGCACCTACTTTATTGATCAATGAATAGTACATGGTCTTCAATCCCCACTTACTGGCCAGCATTAGATTCTTAGCAATCAGTGTGCCAGGAACTTTACCGTCCTTAAAGTGTGCTGGATTATAGAATGTATTTGTGCTTAGACTTTGGTCAATATAAGCGGCTAACACAGCACTGGTTTTCAAATAGTCAACACAATCGGTTTGGTCCCACATCAGTTGATAGCGGTTCTTTAATCTACGATAGTCAGGAACTACTTGCACGAATGAACCTGCTTTGGATTCCTTAACACTGATCAACTCCATGGGCATCTCAATACCATTAGTAGAGTTTAATACAACGCTACTGGACTCCACCGGAGCCACTGCCATTAAGGTAGCATTACGAATACCATATGTTTTCATACGTTCACGCAACGGTTCCCAATCCATACTAGGTGTGAAGT